TTACATAACTACAATTGCACCATTCCTTAAATTCAAAGCACGACTTTCTTTGTAAATGATTTGATCACATGCTTGCTCTGTTATCGGCTTGACCTCCAAATTATTGCAAACATGCACACTCTCCTCATAAGACAATTCTCTCAGAATGACCAAGGCATGATTGATTGCCTCTTCTTCATTTGCCCCAAGTCCCAGAATAGACGTTCTATAAACTGCAACAAACATGAAAAACTCCTATAAATAACGTGTAAAAAATTTCACACGTATGCATTAGGAACTGATCGCAGCCATTAAGTTACTGGTGAGAATAAGAGGCGAGATAGGGCGGATTCATTTGCTCTCTATTTTGATAGACACTAATCCGTTTCCTCAAATCACGTCATGCGAGTTATTCAATACATCACAACCTATGAGATTAATTGCCCTTAGCTATTATTTAGCGAAAAAGAGCAGCTTGCGATAATTGGTTCAGACCAACATTGTCCGATCAAACGTCATCACCTTTGAGGTCAATTATGTATAACTTCACCAGACCAACTTGTGCGGCGACTGCAATCATTTATCTGGTTGAATTACATCAAGCAGACTTGATGTTTCATGCTGATGATAGCCCTCAAGAGTGCGTATTTGGCAGAGAAATCTCATCAGAAACACTAGAAGTGATGGACCAGTATATGCAGAGAACCCATACATATTTGGAAGATCCGCACGTAATCATCTATGAGCTAAGTAGATCGCCGGACGATTACTGAGACACGATCCAATTCACCTCTGGCTCTTTAAGCAAACATGCGATTTTAATCTTTTTTGTCAATCCTCCAGCCGCATATCACAGCGCCAGCCAAATGGAATTGTCTCATCTCTTTTTTAGAACTCTCGGATCTCCAGTAAGGACGATCAGTACCGCTCGGTCAATCAGCACACGACTTATCGCGTTCATAGTCTCGTAGTTGCTTTCGTTTCATGCGGTTGTCCAAAACTCGGTTCCACACCATGAAGAACGCAGCAACCACAGTCAGGATAATGAGCAGTGCCTGAAAGAACGGCTCTAGGAAGTTGGCCCAGTTTTGGGCTATCCAAGCTGCTAGAAAGGTCAGTGCTGTGCCTGTCTCTGATTTCTGCATCTTAGCCTCATTCAAGGATATGGATCTTCTGGTGAGTAAACTGTGGTCACAACTCCAAACTAGAACGCCTTAAGCTTCGTTAGTCGAGACAGCGCCCTCACGCTGCACAAACGCCTGTTCTCCCTGCACGGGATAGCTGTTCGGCCACCGGATATCCAAGAGCCGCCGCTTTGAGACTTTCGTGATTGTGACTGCGTTGGACTGGTTCCCACCAAGCACGTGATAGTGACCTGCACTCTCGGAGACATAAAACCCGACATGCCCTTTCCAGCCGCGAGGACTTCCACGCCAGAACACGAGGATGGAACCTGGTACTGGTTTATCTAAACGCCTGCCGTATTTAGCCCATTGGCGAGATCCTAAAGGGTTGGTGGGCTGGGTATCAGATACAAGGCTCATGCAATGGGCAACGAACAGGCCGCACCATGGGGTTTCATCGGTTTGGTAGGAGATACTTAATTTGCTCGCCCAGCCCATGATCCTTGGATTGTGCGTTGGTCCCGAGATCTCCTTGGTTCCCAGCAGTCGACGCGCCTCAACCAACCATGGTGGCTCACTGCTTTTGATCGCCTTGATTTTGGAGCTAAGCCAATCCTGATAAGCAGCTTCAGATAGCCTGCCCCAATCTCCATCGGGCTTGCCGGGATTGAACCCGAGATCCTGCAGCATTTCCTGAGATTCAAAGTCTGGTATCCGTCCCATGATCACCTCACAAAAAAGGCTCCCCATGGGAGCCGTGTTGTCAGATCAACTTCAATGCATGTCAGCAGAACGCGCACCAGATGATCATCTTTGTTTCATCACTGCGTTAAGCTCAAACCCGATAGACAACGACGTCTACTTTGCCAGTTGCACCAACCACACCTCCAGAACTTCGCAGGCCCAGACCACCTATTTGAAAAGTTTGTTCGGTCTTGCCTCTGATACCGATATTGTCCACGGTGGTGAGCGAGCCTTGTATCAACGTCCCACCTACAATTTGAACAATGTAATCTGTATCCGGCTGCTCGTTTTCGAATGTAAATGTATTGCCTGAACGAGTGAGTCTATAAGACGCTGAGCCCTTCAGATCTGAATAAGCAGCGACAATCTTCGGGAGCCCATTCAGCGCATTCAGTTTTGCTGAGTTGAGCTTCTGATCAGTGACAGAGTTGTTTTTGTATTTCTGAGTGGTGAGTGAGTTGTCCTCAACCTCTGCGGTTCCAACCTTGTCTAACACCGCCAGATTTTGCAGACCAAGGTTCTGGCGAGCGTGCGGGGCACTGGCAATTTCGCTTAGATTATTTGCCGCTTGCACAAAGTCGCTTGCATCAGGCGTTGCCAGCACCCACCCATCAACATCAGAGTAGACTTTCAACTTCTTGTCTGGCGATTTGAAGTAAAGCGCTCCGTCCTCTAGCGCGTTGCCTTCAATGTCAGTGTCCGGGTCGTCATCAAATGATCCCAGATAGAGCTTATTGAAGCGTTTGAACGCCAGATCAGAAGCTTGCTCAACCGCTGCCTCTAACTGGTTCAAAGCATCCTCTGCCTTGCCTTGAGCTGTTTGTGCCTGATTGCGAGCGGCTATTGCAGCAGCTTTGGCCGCAAGAACCACCGCTTCAACATTTGCCGGATTGAGAAGCACATAACCCTCCTGCCCCTCAATCACTGCAAGCATCGCCGGATATCCTGTTTGCAAGTCATCAGGACCAAGCTCATTACCGAGACCATTTCGAATAGGCAACAGCACATCATCAACCTTGATGGTCACTGCGCCCGAGTTGTTGTCAATGGGAACGAAGACTGCAAACTCAACCGCCGAGAGGCTGACGCCCAATCGAAGCTTCGCTCTGATCGCATTACCCGTCCCGTCAATCTCAACCAGTCTCGTGATGCTGTCTGCAAGGTCGCGCACATAGTGCCAGGTACCACCCAGCCACTGATAGTAACCGCTTAAGGCATGGTTGGAGTCAGCTCCGACAATGGCAGGTGTGTAATCTGGCTTGTTGGTGACAGTATCCAGCTCAGCCTTGGTCTTAACGATCACCGCACCCAGCGTTGCTGCAATTTCCACCTGCCCCATGTAGGCGATTATTTCTTCCTTTTTGGGCTTGTGCGGATCTGTGCTTTCAAGTCCGAGGGTCTCTCGCGCACGCCAAACGTATTCCTTGGTGAGGAAGTTCATAGCCAACTCCATTTTGAGGGGAACTTAAACCGCAGCCACAACAACCGTTGGGCCGGACCAATCGCTGTTTTGTCCAAAGACCGAGCGCGTGCGCATGCGGAAGCGATATTCAACACCCGATGTCAGACTGCCTGTTTCAATGGTTTCTTCGCCATCATTGGCCTGCGCATACTTGGCAGCACCGCCGCTGGTCTTCACATATTCCAGCTCATAGGTGAGCGCCTCAGAGAGCCGTGTAAAACTTGCTACCGCGATAACGCTCTGCCCTTGCTGCTGCATCTGGATTGAGAAGCTATCAACGCTTGGAATGGCCTCAGCTGCAATGCGCTTGGGAGGATCGCCCTTTTCGCCCTCATCTTCAGGCTCATAGGCAAACGGGTCTCGCGGAATAACCAGCGCCTCGAACACATGCTGGAACGTTGTCAGATCCAGTGTGGGGGTGCCGTCCAGCTCTAGATAGGCATCAACAAGGTGTGGCGGGTCACTGATCTTGATGAACCTTCTGAGCGGTACATTCTGGGATGCGAAGTAGTCGCATTTCACACGCACACGAGGTGCATTCACCCGAATAGCTTTAAGCGCTTGCAAGCGCCGCATATGGTTGTGACGTTGCACGCAATCATTATCGACAGTGCGCGATCTGGGATCATCCTCCTGAACATATGGATCGCCTTCAATAACCGCATCGTCTTCCACATAGTGAAGCTCAGGATTGACCCAAAGCCCGCGCACTGACTTGACGCTGGAAGCTGCATTGCGGTTCGGCAAGAACTCAATATCAATGATATCGTTTGTTTTCAGATGAATATCAGGTTCAACCCACTCCCCGGCATGAACCGCAATCTGTCCCTGCGCATCAGTGTAAAGAAGCAGCTCGCCTGCCTCATCAATCATCCGGCCAATCTGGGTTGGGTCGTTGTTTTCACGGCCACGGAACCCGCCATGATAACGCGGCTCCATTTCGCCCTTAATGTTCTCAACCTGTTGATCGCAAACGTCCGCAGCATGAGCCCAGCTTTCGAGATCAATCTGGGAGATATCCAGAGCACTGCCATAGGGAGCCAGCAGATAATCAAGCCGTATGAGAGCAAGGTTCTCGCTAAACCTGACCTGTCCGTCTCTGGGATCGAAAATCTTCTTTCCACGAATGGTGGAGGAGAGCGTCGGGTAGCCTTGCGGGAAGACCGTTCGATGACGCCGGGCACTCACGCTCTTACACATCATCAGGACACTGGCGATATTGTCACCGCGATGATCCTCACTCCAGATATCATCGAACTTACTCACCAGCTGCGAATAAGGAACACCAACCTGCGTCCCAACGCGTTCAATGAGCATCACCTTGGCATCACCGCTCAGACGATAATACTTGGATGCATCCTCATCATTGCTCAAAGATTTGGTGACATCGCCATCTGCATCAATCTCAACCGGATCATCACTGAGGAAGTGCTCCACAAAACCATCAATCTCATGAGAGGCATAAGCAATCAGCATATAGGCTGTGCCGCTACGCTCCTCCAAAAACGCCATGTCGCCCGCAACGCGCACGATGCCATATTGATAGGAGCGCGACGGCACATTTTGCTTTTGCACCACCTTGCCATCCGCAGCACTTGGAATAGGCGCTGCATTGTCTTTTCGCTGCTGGCTTCCAAGCAGCGCATTTACACCCAGCCCAACACCAGCGGAAATGCCAACCCCAATAATCCCGACACTCAATGAAGAAACAGCAGCCCCTGCGAGGATTGCCTGTGTTGCGACAGAAGCCCCAACAAAGGCCGCGCCATTTGACAAAACGAATGCAATCCCAAGCGCAGCAGTAGCAGGCATCAGACCCTCCAGATTTTTAAGGCAGGCGCGTGAATGGCTTCAAAGCCCGAACTCCAGTGAACTTGCCAATGCTCACCATCCCAGATCGCGCCCCACTGCCTGAGAGGAGAATGAAGACTGCCGATCACGCCAATGTCGCCAGTCTTTCTGGTTTGGACTTCATTCAGGCCCGCAATATCGGCACATCTGCCAACCAGCTCCAAAGCACCGCCAGCTTCAATAATCAGCTGTTTCATCTGCTCTTGTGTTGAGTAGGTTCCGCGCAGATGAACGGCCCCGTCAGGATACCCGTTGGCACTCACCCAATCGGCAAGAACGAGACAGCAATCAGCCCTGCCCGGATCAAAAGTCAGAGTTTGCCGATCTGCCAGCCAGGTCTTTAAAAGATCTAGGATCGCGGCCATGTGATTGTCTGTTCACTCATCAAGGTAATGCGTTCACACGACAGATCGGGAGGCAGATCTGGATTGACCTTGAGCGAGTAAGCTCGCTGATCAGCATCCGACAGCACTGCGTTGCGCCGGGATTTGCGAGCATGAAAAGCATTGCCCACGACCAAGGTCACATCATGCAGAATTTGAGGCTTATCTGGATCAATCACTGCCCGCTTGCGGAACTTCAGGTCAATGACCCTACCCGTGAACTTGACGATGGGACCTGGAGGCAAAGGCTGGAAATTTTCGTCACAAGTTTGCAAGAGAACCTGCACCTTTGAGCCGATGACATCGCTCTCCTGTGTCTCCTCATAGGCAAGATCGGCAATCTCCTGATCGACACCGGAAAGTCCCATATCCATCGTGGTGGCCTCACCAGAAAACGCATATTGAATGGTGGTTAAGGCAGAGGTTGGAAGCACTCCGGCAGGTCGCCAGTGGTTTCCATCCTTGTCAACATAGGGATGAGAACCAAACCAGAAGCGAGCAGTTCCAGTTGGGAAATGCATTGCCACAAGGATCATAATATTGCGAAAGGTCATGGCGCAGACACCTTGTCCCAATAGTCGATCGCCTCGACAAAGTTCACGCTCTTTCTGGTAAAGCTTGAACTGCCAAAATCCAGATTCATTTCATTGTCACTGGCAAGTTTCATGAGGCAGCTGGGCTCTGTCACATTCAGCAATGTCCCTGCTGGAATGGGTGCCCGGATCGCAGGGAAAATTGGAACCCGCACCACATCACCTTCAGTCTCGATAATTGGCCCGGTGTTATAGAGCGCATGCAGATAACTGAAATGTATCCCGCTCAACCTCAGCCCGCTCTGCAGACCACGCAGTTTGAGCACCGTTGAGCCCAATGTCGCCTGTTCTTCCAATTGAACCAGAGCAGGCTCACTGGCGTAAAAGGTGCCATCGCTAAACCCGGTCTCATCAGCATGGGGAACATAGGATCGCGCTTGCTTTGCAAGCTTTTGTACTTGTGAGCCCACATGAGAGACAGAAACGATCACCAGACCTACTTGCCCGTGCAAGGCAACTTCAATCGCGTTCCAGGCCTCTTCGTGGCGCAGGTCTCGCCTGCGCAACACAATGTTTGGAATTCTGGCTCTCCAGAATCCTAAATCCGTCTGTGTTACCAACTCACGCCCGCCAAGCGTCATTCCACCAGATCTGCTAAATGGCCGTTTCTGAAAAGTAGGCTTGCCTTGGCTTGCGAACAAAGAATGAGGCCAATGGATCACATTAGTCACGGAAGCCACCTCCCCGGTTTTGCGCGTGCATGTTGTAATCGCCAATCATATGCTCACGGCTTTTCTGGGTGGCTGCATCAACAATCATAGGCGCAGCTTCCTTGACTACATTCCCAGACACACTCTCGATCCGCGCTTCCAGATCAGGTGTAACTTCAAGGATCACCCGAGAAATCATCTGCCCACCCCCACCGCCAGATTGAGGAAGCTTGTGGAACGGAGTGATTGTTGCCGGCCCCTCAATCAGCTCAGGGACACCGCGCTCACCAGCAATGCCCCATTTGCCAGCCCCCAGATTGCCCCCTTCTGCGAAAAACCCACCAAAGCTGGAAAGCAAGGTTGAAAGCATCGCGCCCATGTTGCCCCCACCAACTGAGCTTGTCATGCTGGAGACAGATGACTGCAGCAGCATCTTGGCAATCCCCTTACCCATGTTTCCAAGCACATCAACAAACCGTTCGCCCTCAAAGATCACATCCGTGAGTGAGTTGGTGATGGATTGATTGACGCTTGCCATCATGCGGCTTTGCCGTGTCTGTTCTTCAATCTTGCCTGTTAGCTGGGAGACTGATTTTGACCGCGCCTCGATCTCGTCGCGAAGCGTCAGTCCTGTTTTCACAGAGCGCTCATCAAGATCAAGGCCCTGCTGCTTTGCCAGATCGAGCAGCTTGTATTTTGTGGTGAGCGCTGCAACTTCCTCGCGGGTACGACCAAACATCTCAATTCTGCGCTCAAGAGCAGTGACATCCTGATCACCCAGCCCAAGAACATCCGGCCCCTTGTTGGTGATGGGCCGTGCAGCCTCTTGAAGCCGAGCCTGTTCACGAGCCATACGGATGTACTCTTCGCGCTCTTTAGCAAGCTGAGTTCCACCTGTTGGCCCGACCTGCTGGGCAAGCGGATTGACAGTGCGATCAAATTCCAGAGCGGCCAAAGCGCCAGCCCGAGACACCGGATCATCTTTGTATTTTAAGCGCACCTGAGCATCTTCCAGCGAAGTCAAACCATTGCGTTTCATGGCCTCCATCGCATCAGCAGCGCGGCTGATTTCATTGGCCATTGTGGTCGCATCAGCTGAGAGACCTTTAAGCTTCACCCCATCAGTCGCCGTTTTCAAACGCTTGGTTGTGCTGACCGACTGACGAGCGATGCTTTCCACCCGCGCCAGTTCTTTGCCTACCTCTGCAAGCTTCTCATCAGGAAGCCTGGTCAGGATCTCACGCATTTTTGCAAGCGCTTCAGAGACACGCTCCATATTCCCGCTTGCTCTTGCATCTTCAAGAGCAGCCATTTCAGCAGCCCAGATTTTCACGAGATCTGAGGAAGCTTCCAGCTCATGGTTGAGATCTTTCAGTGTGCTCTCGACACCTTCAAGCCCGATAGCGTCAATTGATCGGGACTGACTGAAAGGGTCGCTCAGCTGCGCAATGCGATGCTGAATAGCCTGATACTTCTTAAGCTGGAGATCCAGCTCAGCAAACGCATTGTTACCGCCCAGAAAATCATCAAAGAAAGAATCCAGAGCCGTATCCGTTTTTGTCTGTGCGGCCTTGGAATCCAGCTCTGCTAACGCGGCCACAAGATTGAGCACAGCGCTTGTAACTTCGCCGTACTTGTCTCTGATGTTCTCCAATCCGTTCTTTGAGTAATCAGCAATGGAGCTGTTAGCTCTTGAGATCGCGCTTTCAGCCTCATTGAACGCCTTGGTGAAAGCATCGACTTTCTTGCTGGAACCTTCTGCATTGTCACCCATGCTCAAGAGGACGCCAGCAAGAGGGAAACCAATCCCCGCAATCACCCCCAGAACAGGCATTAACAAGCCGACAGTACCAGTCAAAGCTCCAAAACCAGCTACAAGCTGCGGGATCTGCTGCCCCATGATCCGCATGGGATCAGTGCCCATCTCGAACTGCACCGCCATATCAGCAATCTGATTGGACGTGTTCTGGATGGCAAAGCGCCCACCTTTGGAGACATTGATGAAGCCTTGCATCTCCTTACCAGCACCTTGAGAGGCTTTCCCGATCTTGCCAAAATTATCGTTCATCCCGCCAGCAGATGCCTGAAGTTTCGCGAATTTCTGTTGCGTTTGCTCCAGTTGCTTCTGAAGCTTTTTGTTCTCCGCAGCCATCCGATTAGATGACTTAACCGCAGCAGCCGCGGAACGAGACATCTGATCGTGGAACTTCTTATAGGTGACCTCAAGAGGGATAGTCAGGCCAGAATTCTTTGCCATCAATCAAAACCCTTCAATGCCCAGTTCCCGAAGCTCTTCATCTGAAAATTCACCGCTGGGGTTCCCAGATTTGCCACCATGGACCTCATTGTAACCCTCTACGCAGGCCACATATTCCCATAGGCTCATCTGATCGATTTCTCGTGGAGTGAAGCCTATTGCGGCTCCTCGTTTGTAAAACTTGGAGAACTGCCAGAGTTCTCCTGTTGCCTCACCCCTGCCTGCTCCCCCACGGGATCATCATCCTCGCCCACGAGCGCATTGGTCAGGATCTCAATCGCAACAGGTTTGAACTCAAGCACCCCATGCAATTCAAACAGATGCAGAACCATGGGCCCCGCCTCTTTGTTTGGCATCCCAGCACCGATCAAGCCTTGGCGAATGGTCTCAATCAGATCATCAATAAACCAGGTCCCCGTCGTGATGCGCAGGAGGATGACTTCAGGGCCAGCGTTGCAGTTCTTCTGCAACGCACGAAGCTGGCCGATGTTCAGCACGAACTCGTGCTGACCACCGATCCATTCAATGTTTTTGGCTTCCATAAGTTAGCCTCAAGCTTTGTTTTCAATTTCAGGAGTGCCGACCATATTGATCTCAATAGTTTTCGTAACGCGCCCCTTACCATCAGAACGCGCCTGAGAGAGCTGAGACAAAATTGCAGGAGCCTTCTCCCATTCAGGATCGCCAGATGCCGCTTTTTTGTTCCCAAGACGCACAGGCAGATGCTTTGCAGAATAAAACCAGTTCATCATCTTGCCGTGAGACTCCTGCGCCCAGGTTCCTTCTGCCGAAACAGAAACCTTCACAGAACGCACATCACTCAAGATCTCATTAGGCTTGCTCTCATCATCGCAATCCACGACCTCGGTCTCATCAACATTCGCCTGCCGCTGGATCGTAACACCCTTAAGGCCGCAAACTCTGGCGTAGTTACCATCTTCCGCAAAATCGACCTCAAGGACCATCTCCTCAAAACGCTCTGTTGTCGGCTTAGTCATGACAAACCCCTTTCGTTAGTGAACTTGGATTTCGAATGTGAATTGCAAAATTCCGTGCGTTACGCCCTCTTCTGGATCTGGAACAATCCGCTGAAGCTCTAGCTCGGTGAGCACGTTGCCAAAGGAAGGAAGAGGAAGCTCAGCACCGCTGAGTACATTGCGCACCGCTCGCAAAATCTGCTTTGCATGCACTCTGCCGGGTTTCTTTGACCAGCAATCAATTTGAACTGTGATTTCTTCTATGGTGAAGCAGTCGTGATGATCCTCAGATTCATCTTCAGGGCCAAGGCTCACATAACCTTGCTGATCCCCCCAAGGCGCTCCATCAGAGGAAGCTTTAGTGCTGTCATAAACACCGTGCACCACCTCCATGAGCGCAGCGTCTCCCGCCAAAGCAGCAATCACGGCTTGCTGAAGCTCCAGATCTGGATTAGCCATCATTCAGTACCTTGATTGCTTTGTTAATACGCCGCGTGATCAGGGACTTCACAGCACGGCGCTGCGAGCGGTAAACGGGATAGAAGAAGGGATGGGATTTACGATCTTTGGTTCCAAACTCTTGGATTAAAGCATTTTGGAATTTGATGCCGCGCTTGTTGGTGACCATTGTGCTGGCGTTGCCTGCATAAATCACAATGCGAAGACCGCGCTCAGATGATTTCACTTTCCCAACCACCATGGCACCTTCAGGTGGTTTACCCCACGTCCAACCGATACTTGCAAGCAGTGCCCCCTCATCTTTGGGAACCAGCAGGCGCATGTACTGGACGATACGCTCTGCCCCTTCCTCCATAGCTTGCCGAGCAGCGTTCTTAACGGCATCAGGCAAGATTTTGCGCATGAACTGCCGAAACTCTTGCTCACCTTTAACCATCGATATCACCGCTTTCACAGGTCAGCTCAAAATAGAGCTGGTCATCTGTCGGGATCTTGCTGCGAATTGCGTAGATGGTACCTGAGAGAAGATCTTTCATACGCCAACTGGTTTGGATCGCCTCAGTATCTGGAGAGCGCCAGATAGTAACCACAGTCGGCTGAATACCTTCGAGGCGGGCACCGATCACACGCTCACCGCCGCGTAGAAACTTGAAGTGCGCACGCTCTTCAAAGCGCGGCTCGTAATCAGAGACATGGTTGCCATAACCATCAGACTTCGACACCAAAGCCTCGAACGAGACGACCTCCCGCATTGATTTACTGGTCATCCGGCAAGGTTCCTATAGGGAGCCATCATGACTTCATAAGCAGGAGGTGGAGGAGCATCACCACCCCGGCTGGTGTAGAACGCAAACACATGCATGCTCAAACACGTCTTGATCGGCTCAGGAAGTCCATTGGGAAAGTCGACTTTGAGATCCCGCCGCAGATGTTGCGCAGCAAACACCTCAGCCGTGCGAATAAACGTCAGGAGGAGATCGTCATCATGACCGTGTGAGATGGCCAGATGACGCTTCGCCTCTTCCAGCTCGATCAAAGGCAAAGTTAGTCTCCATCCTCTTCGGATTCTTCCTCCCCTGCGTCTTCATTCGCAGGTCCAGTCAGATCGAGATACTTGATACTTTCCGCCTGCACTTGCTTGGCAGTCAGTCGCTTCAAAGGCGCATCATCGCCTTCCATCAGCGGTTTGGTGACCTTTCGGGTTTTGGCATCTTTTTCATTGACCTTGTAGACACACCCAAACCGGAAGGTGCCAAGGATGGTGTGGCGGGTTGAGTTCACTTTGACGTACATGCTCATTCTCCTGAAAAAGGCTCTGCAATCAGAAGATCGCAGAGCCAGTTGGTGGCCTCGGTTATTCGGGTTACGCGAAGACGAAGTTGCCCTTCACCATCGCCGCAGCACGTTTGATCGCCAGAGCAACCCGTTTACGACCCTTCATGGTCAGCATGTCTTCAATGAAGTTGGTGTCGTGCTCGGAAGAAATGAGCACTTCAGTTTCCTGACGGTCATAATAAGTTCCCGCCATCGCCAGATCGCCAGTCAACCACTCGCCCGCAGACATGGTGTTGGATTCCACCACATCCTTACCCCAGAGCATTGGAGTGCTCATTGAACCTGGGTTACCGAAGATGTATCGGTCCTGACTATCTTTCAGGAGGTCAATTGCCGCCCAATCAGTCGGGTTCATCACAAAGGATGTTGAAACGTAATCCGCCAATGCGACCTGCAAAATGGCAAGACGCAGACGATCAATCCGCGTGGCATTGGGTAGGCCAGCAGCCGCAGCAAATGCCACAGCCTCAGTCAAAAGCCCCTTCAGGTTTTCACCCTGCCCATCACCAGCAAGGATCTGCTTTTCTTCTTCCAGATCCAGACCATAACGAAGCTCGGAGTCGATCTCCGTTTGCAGGAAGTCGGAATCTGCCAGAGCTTCTTCTGTGATATTGGTAACGTGGGCAATCTTTTTGACTTCAGAGGTGGCCTTCTCCCAACCAAAGCTGGATTCCGGCATTGTTCCCTCTTCGGCAACCATCGCCGCCTTATTGTCACGTATTGTCTGCTTTCGGTACTTCACCAGATCAGAACTGGTTTTGCCCTTGGTCAGCAGATCCCGGATAAGCAAGCGACGCCGAGGCATACGGATCGGATCACGTTCCTCTTCATGGTAGATCAAACCACCAGCCGAGCCTGCAGCAGTGGTGATTGCATTCGAGACGGTAATTCGCAGATTGCCTCGTGCACCACCATCGGCAAACGCCTTGATCCGGTCATCTTCTGCCACGAATGCCTGACCAAGTGTCATCACCGGAGTAGAGCCACCGCCGCCGATCCCCTCAGCCACTTGCTGCGAGATTTCCAGCGCCTGACTCTTGATGCCTTCCAGTGAGTTTTTCAGCTCAGTGACCGAGTTGCTCAAAGCCGTCTGCTCAGTCAAAAGCTTGTCGGCCTTATCTTTGGTTTCCTGCGAAACCTCGCCAGAGCGCTTCGCTTGCTTCAGAGCTTCTTCCGCCGTGCCCTTAACGTTATCAGTCACATCATCCAGCTGCTGACTAACTTTTTTCAGCAGGTCTTCTGTCGTCATGTTGTCATTGCGCACCGACCCGACAACAGCATCAGGGCGAGCAAGAGCAAGTGCCGCCAAGCAAATGGCGGGCATGAGTGATTTCGTTCTCATGAATGTTCTCCGATTTACATGGAATCCAATTTATCGAGGAGGCTTTGCACTCCTGCTCGAACGGCAGCGCCAGACTTGCCGGATGGAGCAGCGCCAGACGTGCTCCCTTTCAAAGCCGCACAAAGTGAGCGACGTTTTGATTTTGGTACGTTGAGACGCGCAAGGAGGATATCAAGCTCCTTCTGCGCAGCATTTGGTGAGGGCTTATCGGAAGCTTGGCTTGGAGCCTGCTCAACTTCATCACTTGGAAGAAGCGCATCTGCAAACCCTTGTTCAACAGCACTCTCACCATTGATCCAGGTCTCTTTGTCGAGCTGGTTGCTCAGCTCTTTTTCCGAGATCTTGGTGCGTGCGTGATAGATACTGACTGCCGCATCATCAAACGGCTTTAGCCAATCGGCAACCTCAAGGAACGCATGGCGATCACCGCATGCACAAACCCACGTGTTATGGATCATCAAGAACGCCGCTCGCCCAATCTGGATTTCATCTGCTGCCATTGCAATGACAGAAGCTGCCGATGCTGCTAACCCCAGCACCTTCACAGTTACCTTGGCCTTATGCTCGCGCAGCAGGTTGTAAATCGCCAACCCTTCGAAGAAATCGCCGCCCGGAGAGTTGATCGAGACGACCACATCCTTCTCACCAATGTTGCGCAGCACCGCTGAAATTCGCTTGGCAGTCACCCCATCATACATCCAGCTCTCGCCAATAGGATCGAGGATGGAAATGGTGCTTTCGCCGTCCTCACCAGCTGCTGCTTTGATATCGGGATTCCAGCGCTGCTGTACACTTTCAGCAATCGCACTTTGAAGACCTTTCCCAGCCAGTACCGGGACATTTGGCAAATTACGGATGCTCATTTGTCGTCCTTTCCAAGCAAGTCAACCAGTCCCAGTGAGGTTTGAACCACCAGCTCATCACTGTTACCGCCGCGCCGTGGCAGGTTGATCCTGTCGCGACACTCATCACCAGTCATGATGCCAGCCATACGCAATTTGAGGAAAAGGTCGCCTTTGGCCTTGCTGTCCATTTGCAACATGCCTTCGCGGTTATATTCCACGTACCAACGCCCGCGTTTTTCAACGGGAATGAGATCTTTCAGGATACGGGCTTCGTTTTTGATGAGCAGCGGATTGATACCAAGCGAGAGCCAAGACAGCATCACCGCTTCAACACCGCTGCCCCACATGGTCTGGCCATCTGCTGAATGGCCGATCACAATGGGAGGAACTCCAAACCATCTGCATACATCTTCAACGCTAAAGCGCCGGGTTTCCAAAAGCTGAGCATCTTCAGGGTTGAGCTGGAGCTGCTGGAACTTAAGGCCAGATTCCAGCGTTAGAGTCTTACCTGCTCTGCTCGATCCAATGAACTTTTCCAGCAGGGTCTGAAGCTGGGCCCGCTGTGCATCATTGAGGCTCTGATCAGAAGTCAAAACACCCGCAGCCATCATCGCATTGGAAAAAACGCTGCCCGCTGTCTCATCAGCAGCCAAAGCCGCCCCAATTGAATTCGCCCCGTACTTGATGGCTGACATGCCCAAACCATCACCAGCCCCAAACCCGCGCAGATGGAATACCTTGTCAGCGGGCAACGTGCTGTGTTTGCTCCGGTCATAGACACTGTATTCCAGCTTGCCATCCCGATTGCGTTTGGGTGTGACATTGAGCAGAGGGCGCAACCCAACCAGTCTTGATCCGACAAAGAGCTTTTCCGCACATGCATTGCCGCGCAAAGTTGCATGCGCTGTCATACCCTCCCAGAACTCAACCCCAGTTTGCTCAGGGTTGGGGCTTTTACAAAGGATCTCGGACAGGTCTTCTTCAATCTTCACCCTACTGTTTCCTGAACCCTTTTCATAAAGCGCGAGAGGCAGTGTCGAGATCACCTGTGAAGTCTTGCGAACACAATCCCAAACAGCAGAAAACGCCAGAGCAGAGGACGCATTAACGGTTTTGCCAGCCGAAGAAGAGTGACCACCCCCAGCCCATGCATCTCCCCCATTGAGGTTGATCCATCCAGACTCGCCTGCACGTAGCTCCTGCTTAATGCCGCGAGCTGCTGCCTTTAAAAATCTGATCATATCACCATCACCGGATTGCTGAGGAAGTCGTCCAGGCCATTGCCTTCTGCTTCTGGATGGCGGCTCATGAGATCGAACGCGTTGAACGCTGCTGTGAGCGGGTCAATCTTCATGGAGCCGGATGCTTGCTTGGTCACATAGTCAGCGTTGCCGCGTTTCTCGGTTTTGGCGTTGGAAACACACCAGGCCATCAGCCGAGAACCACCATGAACCAGAGACTTATCTGCTAGCTTTCGCGCCATGCCTTTGGTTACGCCTGAGAGTTTGTAGCCTTGAGGCACACCAACAAGCTGCTCTTGTTTGACCTCCCGCTCCATCAGCTCATCAACAATTGCGGCCACTCCGACTGGATCTAGTCCAATGGCATGTTCTTTCGGAAACAGACCACGATCCAGAACTTGCTCAATGTAGTCAGCAACAATCGGAATATCGTCTTCGATGTTCTCACAGATGAACAAGTCGCCATCCTTCTCGAAGTCTCTAAGCGCCGTCGCAATCTGCTTGCGTTTGTCTAAGGCACTCTCATGGCAACATGCACAGGTCCAAAGCAGCCATCTGCTTTTCTCGGTCTCGCTCTCTTTTTCGCGCCCGATAAAACAAAGCCCTAGAAGGTCATCCAGACCGCCGCCATCAACGCCAGCAGTCACAACCTCACATCGATCTAAAAACTCATCAAAATCACGGATGACAGTGAACTCAGCAGCCTGCCAATGATCAGCCCCAGCCCACCGATCTCTTCGCAGGTTCATGCCAATCGGCACATTCAAGTGCTTGGCAAGGAAGCTTTGCTTGTCCTCTTCACCCGTTCCATCCATGGCTTCGCGAAGTTTGGATTCCAGCCAGCTCTTACGAACGGAACGCCCTAGATTGGGATTGGTGATGTAATAGTTTTCCGGCTTCAGATAATCCTTGCTTTTGAGCATTGCTTTCGGGAACTCGTAGAGAACTCCAAGCCGCTCAGGATCGTGAATTTTCCCGTCACGCACATCTCGGTAGTATTCAAGCTTACTCTTCCAGACCCCAGCTGGCGGTTCATCGGAATGCGTGGTCAGATAAACAACAAATCCTTCAGGACGAGCAATCAATCCGCCAGTGGCCTCCTGTAGCATGGCCGCCGCCTTTGGCTTCTTGCCAAACAACCACAACTCATCGACCAAAACAAAACCAGCTTTTTTGCCAGAGAGCGTGTCGCTGTCAGCCGCCACAATCTTGAGATTTGAGTTTGTGGTCTCATGCCTGATTGTCCGCTGGTGCGAGATCACCTTAAGAATGCTTTTGAGTTCCGGATCGTAGGAGACCATCGCCGCAGCTGGATCAAAGCAGTTGTTGGCCACCTCAATGGTTGGAGCCAACAGCAGCAGCTCATTGAGGTGACGCCAGTTGCGAATGAGCGCCGTCACCATGATCCCGGCTGCAATGGTGGACTTGGCGTTTTTCTTTGAGATCAGGAGCAGGAACTCACTGATCAAACGTTGTCCTTCTCCCGCGTCATAGGCTCCAAAGATCGCACCAACAAAATCGAACACCCACTGATCACAGCACTCACCAAATGTCGGCATGCCCGGAACATCAACCACCTTGAGCGACTTGAAGACATTCAAAGCCGCCTCTGCTTCTGCTGAGAACAAGGGATCAAAGGGAATGAGAGATTTCCCTTGAACAATGCGTTGTTCCCAATCCACGCAGGCTGTTGACCAGTGCTGAATTTTCAAGACAGATCTTTCTTCAGTTGATCAGTTGAGGAGCTTGGGGAGGTGCATACTTTCCGTCATAGGTTTCTGCTGTTTTCTTGCGCTCTTCTTTTTTGCCGAGCGCTTTTTCAGATGCAGCAGGAACACTCTTTCCGCGGTTAGCAATCGCTTCCGCCAGCTTGTCACGATCAGAACTTTCAAGCCGCGAGAAGATTTCTTTGATCGCTGACACCTTCCCCGCTTCCGCCATGTCCATGAGCTTACCCAGAAGCTTGGCTTCCACTCTCGCCCGAGCATCATCCTTGACCTTGAGCTGACGAAAATAATTCTTGCGCAAAGTGGGAGCTGTGATCCCTAAGGCTGCTGCAATTTCATCCTGAGTTTTTCCGAATGCCAGTAACTGTATGACAAGTCTACGCTTTTCGTCTGTCACCACATGAGGTGGACGCCCTCGTTTTCCAAATCCTTCAGGGATTGGATCGCCTAGCAGGTCAAATTCGAAGTCGGCCAAAAAAAAATCTCTCAGTTATATTGGGGCGGGTAAGGGCCATTCAGCCCCCGGACTTTCACCCCACCCCCCATTTTCCGTTGAAAATCAATGACTTGGCAGTCCAGCCGCTAAAGCCTTCACAGCCGCCTCAGAGGCGCTCAACAGCTCCCGAGCAACTCACTCAAACTGATTTTCACCTTATAAATCAACAACTTGGCAACGCATCCGCCGCGCCTGCGCAGTCTTCCGATTGTGGCACCACGTGCAAAGGCACTGGATATTGCCCGGATCGAGGTCAGCGCCGCCATCCTTGCGCTCGACGATGTGGTCAGCGATGAGCTTGTGTTGCCGCTTCGAGAAGTCCTTGCCGCACATCTCGCAGACATAGCCGCGCAGCTGCTTGATGTACTTGGCGAGCGTCTTCCATTCAGCCGTGAGGTAGAATGGATCGACCGCCTTCGGCGCTTTGCGCAGCGTTGAGCCCAATGTGTTCAAGCGAGGTGTGATGGATTTGAGTGGCAAAGGAAGCAGCCTTCAAACAGAAAAAAGGCCCGCCTCTCAGCGAACCAGTTAACGCACTCCGCATGCGTGTTAAAATTCCATAGAAACTCTTCGCGCCAACTCCGCCTCTCGGCGTCTTATGTTGACTGGGTCTCGTGTCCAGGTCGCTCTGTTGGTTTAGCGGGTTCTAGCCGCTCAGGCCCCGGAGATTCACGTGATCATCCTGATGCGCATCATGGTTAACGTAACGCCAGCTTGTCAACCGGCACTGTTGCTTTTGTAGTCCGACCGAATGCTTCAAGCTCCACGCGAGCCAGCTCGCCGCCCTGCCTGAGACTACGAATTTCCCCCACCAACTGAGCACCAACGCCAGCCACAAGCATGACCTTATCACCAATACTAAAGATCTGACCTTTAATCAGTTTCCGCCCAACCTCAGCTTCACAAGCCGTATCGACTATTCGAAGCATCTCGCGCATAGGCACACGATGAGGAGCGCCCTCTAAGGTTGTCGAAAGAATTTTTTCCACACCGTCGCATTTCCGAACTAGATCACAGCTCTGCCCCGCATTCGCATTCAATCCGACGAACAGATAACGAGGGAACATCAAGCAGCTTCTCACGAAACGCTTCTTCATAACCTTGACGGTTCGAACCTCGGTCATCATTGGCAGATAGGCAGTCAGGCCAGCCGCATTGATCCCTTCAAAAGCTCGATCCTCACAGTTCGGATTGGTGCGAACCACAACCCACTCAAGAGAGCTGCCTTTGATGAGCGAACGCATGAACTGATAGTTGCGCTCAAGCGCTCGTCTTTCCTCGTTGGGAGCAGTCATCGTCATTCAGCAGCCTCCTGAGTAGCCGTTGTGGTGTTTGTGATTTGATTGTGCGCTGCTTCAAAGTTCTCAAGAGCTGCTGTCACAGCCTCAAGCAAAGTCTCGTGTTCATCACCAACAAGCCTCGGCATCCAGACCCACTCAGGCAGAGCATGATCAGGAGCAAACCTAGGCCAGCCACGCTTCTGGTGAAGCCGCTTCCAAGCCTGCCAGATCTCGCTACCAACCTTCACAACTTCAAACTCATCACCCAACGAAGACAGCTCATTCGGGACAGTTCCGCCACTTCGCTTCCGTTCGGCAGCTTGATGCATGAGAACAACCGAGCGCCAACCGTATTTCGACAACCGGTCCAGCTTCTCTTGCTTCTCGATATCTCCCCCAGCCGTTAATCGCCCTTGGATTATCGAAGGTGGTTTAGGAAAGTGCTCAGGCGCAAGGGGCGGTTTGAGCAACTCAGAAAACCGATAAACGCCCCAAAGCTTGCCATAGGGCTTGGCTACCTGCACCTCGCCACCCTCATTTCCAGAGCCTTTGGGCAGCAGCTCCCACCGCTTTTCCTTGAGATAAGTCAGCAGAGAGCAAATCTTGGTGCGACCTAAATCCCTGATGTGTTTCTCGTAAGATTTCGCCAGCTTTGCAGCCTGATTGCGTTCTTCCTCAGTCAGTCCAAACCACAGCCGCTCAGCAGCTTCCACACTGTCGCCTGCCCCTGTCGACCAGCCAGCATGAACCTTTTTCAGCCTTCGAACCCACGTTTCACGAGTGACTTTGCCCTTATTGTCATTTTTAACATTCTCGCTCTTACACGCGCCCTCTCTCTTCTGGACTGGTATTGGATTGTTAAATGGACTGTTCTTATCTTGGTGCACGTCGTGCACCGCCTTAGGTGCATCAGGTGCACCACCTTCATGCACCTCGTGCACCACCTTTTTTGAGTGAGCTGGTGCATCTGGTGCACCGCCTTCCTCCTCAAACTCGGCAGTTTTGACCATCCGCTCAGATAAGCTGGGCGCAACTAAATCACGCTCAGGCCACCGCGCCACGTACTCATGGCGCTTCCATCTTTGCCCTCTGAAACCATGTTGGCTGACCTTGATCCAACCAGCTGCACGAGCCGTCTCGATATGGTTGAGAACTGCCCGCTTGCTCAGCCCGCTATACTCCATCAAATCTTCAATTGACGGATAGCAGCTCTCCCCCATCGTGTTCATGAACATGCTCAAGGTTTGCAGCACATGCTTTGTGGTCGCCGGAAGTTCAGACTGGCAGAAGGCTTGCCGCCAATTCCATGCCTTTCGGTCTCCGCTCATGTCCAGCCCTCCACTTCCATTTCAGGAGACTTGAGCATGTAGTCGTTTCGCCTGAGCTTTGCGCCTGCAGCATCGTAGCGCCGCACACCGACCCAGCCAGCCCGTTGTGCCCTCTTAAGGTGCTTGGTCACCACCGGTTTGCTCAAGTTGGCCCGCTCTGCCAGATCGCTAACAGGCACCGTAAAAACCTCACCAACACCGCCGACAAACAGGCTCAGCGTATGCAGCACCAAGCAGGTGCCGGATTCCATGTGGTATTGCGAAAACTCGCGCCGCCACTCTTCAATGTTTCGAAATTCACGCACTGCAAGCCTCCATTGTTTCAGGGAGAGAAAACAAAGGGCCAGGTTGATCCTGAAGTTCAGGGCCAGTAGCCAGTTCTAGGTCATTTAGCTTTGAAAATTGCCCTTTGGAGCCGGGAGGCACCCAGATGAGCTGGGTAGAGCTTGCCTCTTGGTCTGTCCGAAAAATGATCCAGCAATACGCCGTTGCAGTGGACCCTTTGGGATCATATCGCCCCTTATGGATCGGCACCCTTTCAGCAAAAACCGCCACGATTGCAGGTGGATGAGCAAGAAACAGTGTTGCAACACGCTCGATTGTCTCCAGCCACCTCAATGGAACAAGCACAGCAACGCCTCGCTTGGGCTTATGGGCTAATGCACGTTCCACGAACTGCTGAGCCAACATGCCAAAGGGCGGATTGGTGACAATCCAATCAAAGGTTCCGTTAGGGAATTGCCACTCAGGGAGCACTGTCAGGAAGTCCCAAAACTCCCCATGTGCATCGCCAAACCCGCGATTGAACAGATCGGACGCCCAAACCAGATCAAAGTATTCTCGGAGCGGGATCGCCATATGCCCACCACCGCAAGCACATTCCCAAACCTTCAACGGCTCCCAACCCGCCTCTCCCACTCGCTTGAGGTGCAAAAGCAATTCGCACAGAGCACGCGTTGCCCATGGTGGCGTAGGGAAATAGTCACCAAACTTCTCAGGCTCCACTCGAGACGCCATAACCGCTCGTGAGTTCTTAGGAGAGCTCATGCAGCAACCCTCCCGAGGAATTCCGTAGATCGACGTTCAGGTGAATGCGTGTTGCAATCGGCATCGCGTAAAGATGCAGAGAGCCTTGCCGGATGCGCCAACATAGCAAAGCTCTCTGCGCACACTGGCAACCCGAGGAAAGGAACAGCCAGCATGAGTGATGAAGTATTCGAAGAAGCCGTAATTGAAGTACATCCAGAAGAGAATTTAGAACAGAGAGCACATAATGAAGTTCTATTTGTCTTACTGTGCAAAGTGCTTGAAAGCCTAACACCTGAGCAAAGAAAATCTGCTGTAGGACAATTTGAACATTATGCCAGAAACTTGAAATATGGCGATCGCACCAACGACGATGACTGCAAAGTCGTGGAAGAAGTTTGCTATCAATACCTCCGTCAGATTCGATACCTCCGCTAGAAGCAAAGTGGTTGCAAACCTCGCCTAGAAGAAGAACTAGCTTAGTCAATTTTGATTTGTTGACTGGGTTTTGCTCTGCCAACAGATTATGAGGAAAGGTCATGCAGCAACCTCTCGCAACATAATGTGCAAAAGTTACACGACGTTTATCAGATTTGAACACTACACCACCTCCCCCAAACAATGCGCTGCGTGACGAGATTGGCTGCATTGAGGGAACCATCTCTCAATACAGCCAACTTCTACCAATCACCTCTTGGCAGTAGGAAGGTTTTCATCTTCAGTGACTTGCTGTTGCTCCAACATGAAAAGCTGATAAGACCTTTCAAGAACGGCAGTTTTCTCAGAGAAACCATCCCGTTCAACGCGAGAGATGCAACTTTGAGAGCATCCAAGCGCACGCGCCATCTCCAACTGAGTAAGCTTAGCTTTCATTCGAATTTCGGTAGGCTCTAGCATCGCTATAAAATCCCGTGGGTATAATATTTACTCGACACGTGTATTTTCAATGCCAGATGCATAGTCCAAAGTCAACACCCAATGCATAAAGCCGATTGGCACTGTGGAGCTATGGAACCACACGAAAGACTTAGAACAGCCCGCTTCAATGCAGGCTTCAAAACAGCTACAGCAGCCGCCAAGTCTCTTGGCGTCAACGTTAGCACCTACTCAAGCCACGAGAACGGCTCTAGGGCATTCGGTCATGAAGAGGCCGCTCACTATGCCCGCCGCTTCAAAACATCTCCCCAGTTCCTTTTGTATGGAGAAGGCCGATCACCCGATGATGCAAAACCAGACGCTGATGACCTAACACACAGCCTGCTGGGTGAAATGGCGAACAATTCTGACAGACCGCAAACGGATAAGCTTGACTTAGAGTTATTCTTAAAGTCTTTTGAAGAAGGAATAAGACTTGAAGAGCAAATTCTTGATGGCAGGGGTAGCATTAGAGATTTATCTATTATAGTTGAAAATATTTATAACGCTGCAAAGAAGAAAAAGACTGATAAGTGATATTTTTTAACTGAAGGATACTGTCCTAAAGTTTCGCTACGCGCTCTAACCATAAGTACCTAAAGAGAGACCATATGGACAACGAAAGCGCACTATCACTGATCTGGCATCGTCCAACCTTCTCACACAAAGAGGAAGTTTTGGACCTTATTAAGACCGCCGAAAAGTACGACCTAATCACACCACTTAAGATGATGTGTGTTAATCTTTACGATTGCCCCTACATCGATTTACTAAGCGAAAAGCAGCAAAAAGAAGTAATCAACGCCTTTCGCCCCGCGCTGGTTCTGGCGTACACACAACAGAAACAGGAGCAGGAAGTTGCTTGAGTACACCAAGAGGCGCCCCGCTACTGCACTCATACTCGAAGAGTTGAGCACAACGGGTGCACAGCTTTTGCACATCTGGAATAAATCCAATGGGCACCTCTCACCCGAGTTCATCGATTACGCACGCAAAGTACTACTCATGGCGCCACCTGCCACCCCCAGCGACAGCCCTGACATTCTAATGATAGGCAACGACAGCTTCGCACGTCACGTGTTCGGGGCGGACTGGGCTCAACACCCAACCAGAGCCAGAAAGGCGATGTCACTGACATATCGGCAATTGGTGGCAAGCAGTTATTGGAATGCCCACCAGTCAAACAAGCCAATTTTTGACCTGATCGGCGCAAACCTTTCCGACAATAACTATCGCGAGTATTGCAGACTAATCCTGCCCGTACATTCACGAGCAGGAATTTCGCAACTTGTAGTTTTCACGAAAGAGCTACCTGATCAATCATCTCGCGCTATATCACTAATCAACTGATTCAGAGCGTATGAAGGGTTTGCACAAAACGCCAACCCCTTTGGAAAGTCTCGAGACGGCACCTCAAAGCGAATGCCATCTGACTGACCCACCAACCATCCCCAGCGCGCTCCATTTCCATTCAAGAAATCAGCGGGACGCATCCAGCAATAAATCCAATCAAGTCGCCAAAGATCAAAAGCCATAATCTGCGCGAACTCCATCAATCTGCGCGCGTACCCCCGCTTCCTGAGATCTGGCCTTATCCAAAGATCGCCCAGGTATCCAACCTGCCCCGAAATACGCTTCGCGATCTCTGGCTGAACATTCGTCACCTGTACAGGATTGCCATCAACATCAACATATCGCAATCGCCAATAAGTGGCCAAGAATTCCGACAACGCCAACCCTTGCAGCGGCTCTAGCCTAATTGCCGCAAACCCACATAAATGCTTCTCACCAACTAACCTCAGGCCTAGCCATGCAACATTCTCTTTACTCTGTGCGTTGAGAGAATATGCAAAATGCGGTGTAAGCCCGCCCTTAGCCTCGGGCAAAGCTTCTTCAGCAGCGGCAAACGATTCCCCCTGAACAATCTCAAAGCCGTTTTTCTCAAACTCAGAAATCAGCTTAGCAGCTGCCTGATAGAGCACTAAACGCGCCACCATATTGGTACCTCCAAATACCCAAAGAGCAATTGGATGCAGATATCCACATAAAACCTAACGAAATTACCCCTTAAATCTAACAATCAACATAGTTTGACTCGTGTCCTAAATTCATTTTTCGGACGCAGAGCATAATATTTATGCCATACGCATTGACAACAGCGTATACTCAGAGCATATTTTTTACACTGACTGTGTGGATTTGAATATCATGACCGAATTTGAAGCAATTAAGCTTCTTCGTGAACATCGAAGAAAACTGTCTCGACTTCCAGCTGGCTCATTAGTCCGTTTTCGAAGGAGCCCGCCTGAAGACTTAGGCCGATGCAACATCGGTATTGTGCAACGAGATGCAGCCCTTAGTGCTGTGGTCGTTCTCTACATCGATAGCAACAACCAACCTCAGCAAGCAGTAGCAGCAGTTTCAGATTTATTTATCGCAGAGGGTGAACGAGATGACATCTCAGATTGATGACAAAAAGGTGCGGGACACACGCGACGATCTACAACCTGGAATTGACAACCTGACCAGCCAGATCAAAAGCGCCGCGGTGTCTGACACAGATAAAGCAACTCTCGCTTTGCGTGCAGGGAAGGCAATCGTCTCAAACGTTGCAGAAGAGATCTTGGTGAACCAGTTCGCCGAGACACTCTCAAAGGAAGATGAAGACACCACCGCCTAACACAAAATAGAGAGAGAGGGCCCTGCTCTGTCTCTCTATCTCCAAAAGGGAGTATTTCGATGCATAGCGCCACAATCATTCAATTCCCTGCGACTAAACAGAGCCCAGCTCAAGCACCCTCCAAAACCGTACAGCAAGTGGGTGAAGAAGCGCTCACCCAGACGAAGGACGCTCATAGAGACCTCTGCACGTTCCTCTCTGACTTGAGCTTCATGGTCAAAGAGACCCCGCAGGATCGCCGCGCGATCAGCGCTCGCATCCTCGCCATGCACGAAACACTCACCAACGCCGATATCGCGCTGGTGAAGATGCTTCAGCAAATGGAAACCGCAACTCCAGCAGGCACTCTTTAGGGCCTCCAATACCTCACCTCTTCGCTCCCCTCAATCACGAGGAACAGTCCCATGAATAGCATTGAGAAAGTCGTATCTAGTAATCTCTGCCGCGAGATCCTGTTCCATGTGAACGAGGCCGCGAAGCTATCCGTTCTGGTGGCCTTCGCCATAGTGCTGCTGCTCCTCGCCCCCGCCCTTGATGAAACAGTAATCGAGGCAAAACAGAGCATCTCCTCTGAGTTCATCAGCACCCAGCTTTCCTCTTTTGACGTCCTAAACGAACGCTAGAAGGTTCATGCGCCTATGAAACGTAAAGCGAAATTCCAGACTGAAGCCGAGATGTGCTCAGTGTTCCTAAAGAACTTGCCGGAAGGCTGGACCGCTTACCCGGAATGGAACAATTGGGACATTGTTTTGGTCCGCGACTGCGATGACTTTCAAATCGGCATAGAAGCCAAGCTGCGTTTAAACGCCAAGGTCATCACCCAAGCCGCAGAGCGCGCCTATGAGGTCGCAAAGCCGGGACCAGACTGCCGCGCCATCCTCATTCCTGAAGGCTACAGAAACGACCTGACTTTCATTTGCGGACTACTCAACATGCAAGTGATCGAAGTAAGTGATGAGCCACGGAACGCTAAGTATGATCCTTGGTTCCGACCAGAGCTTCCCAATCCCAAGCGCCGCAACTTCTCAAAATTCCCCGAGTTCTATCCTGTCGCCAGAATGCCTCTCCCCGAGATCATCCCGACTGTAGACGCTGGCAAGCCCTGCCCCACTCGCCTCACAGAGTGGAAGGTCAAGGCAATAAAGCTATCCATTCTGCTGGAGAAAAACGGCTTCGTGACCCGCAAAATCTTCGATGAACTGAAGCTCAGCGCAACGCTGTTTCTCTATTCCAAGAATGAGTGGATGAGACGCGGACGCGCCAAAGGTCAATGGAGAGCAGGCCCCAACTTCCCAGACTTTAGAGAGGGCTTTGAAGCGAATTACGCGGAACTGGAGCAACTCTTCCCGGAGTGGTCTCAGCAGCTGACAGAGTTCCAAACAGCGGAGAAGGCCGCCTAAAGCCAACCGGCGACAAGCCTTTGAAATCAACATTTCAACTTGTAGAAGGAAGCTATCATGGATTTTTCTATTCCTGTTCCACTGTACATGATCAAAGCAGCTCACGAGCTACTCAAAACCGTCGAGGAACATCGTTACTACATCAATTGCCTTCAGGTCGAAGTCAAAGACGATGCAGCTCTCCTGATCGCCACAAACGGCAGCATCATGCTCGTGCAATCCATAGATCTCGATGCTGAAATCGGCAGAGGTAGCTTCACCATTCCTCGAAAGGTTCTCGATCAGCTTCCCAAAGCCACCAAGAGCAACCGTGACGAACTCTACGAGCTTTCAGAAAGCAGCGCACAAGGGCCAGACTTGAGCTTCGGCTGGAAGCCAGAGAAGATCGACTATCCCAATTGGCGCCGCGTTTTACCTAGCGACGGTTATGAAAAAGCGTTCGCAAAGTACGACCCTAAGTACATATTACTCTTCAGCAAAATCGCGAAAACTCTTCATGCGCCCAGCTGCCAGATCCTCCCTAACAGCGAACCCCACCCTGCTCTGGTAACGTTTGATGGAGTCGAGCAAGCGTTCGGAGTCGTCATGCCGATTAAGATGACGGAACACTCTACGAAGAAACCCTTCGAAATCTGGGAGCAAGAGTTTCAAGAGGAAGCAGCATGACCTTCCTCCCACTCATCTTCACAGTGAACACAATCCGCATGTGGCAGCTCTACTGGTTTGGTCAGGAGCCGATTCACTATGGCTCAAACCTGCCGGAGGAGATCGAGCAATGAAGTGCCCCACCTGCATTGGCACCGGACGCGATGACTTCTATCACCTTGCTCTGAGCGAGTGTGAGCGTTGCGACGGCACCGGTTACCTACCGATTGAAGACCTCAAACCATCTGCCCTGAGAACTGCTTCGCAAGCTTATTGGGAAACACAGTCTCCGAGCAACAAAGTGCCCTTCGACGAACTCACCCCAAGCAATCAAACCGATCTTTCTTGGCACGCCGCGAAGGTCATTCTCGCTTACCAAAAAAGCGAAAAAGAAACACGGAGCTAATCATGCCGGTCTTAGCATCTAGAACCACAGCGTCAGCAGTCGAGACCATCAGAGAAACAGCCAGAGCCGCTGGCTACTCTATGCCTGCATTCAAGCGGATCATTGAGGAGTTCATCTACCCGCTTCGCTGGTCAGAACGGCAGTCTCGCCCACCTCAGGACACTCACTTTAAGACCTTCGAGTTCTACTCCAAGCCGCCTCTTATGCTCTACATGATCGTGCGTCGGGACTGGTACAACGGGAAAACCGATTGGCTCGCATACTTCCAGCACGCCAACGGCATCTATTCTTCAGACAACAAACCTCACAGCACATTCGAAGATGCAGAAGCTGCCTGCAATAAGTACCATCGCGACCACATCTTGAAACTTATCGACCTGGAGGCAGTTTGCAGCGAGGTCTTTGAGATGGTGGCGAATATGCTGGAAGCCATAACCGGCACAGCCGACAAGACCCCGTGCCCCTTCTGCTCTGGCGAAGCAAACCGTTGCGACTGCGTAGAGGATTACTGCACCTGCACGCTCCCTCGCACAAATTGCGACCATTGCAACAACAAAGGCTGGTTACCGCAGACACCCGCCAGCAACCTCCTCACTGAAGAGGAGGGCAAGCTGGCAGCATTCCAGCACGTCACCCACACCCATTAGCATTGCCGAGGTTACTCCTCCCAAGCGCGAATGCGTCGCCTCGACATGAGCGGCTCAGGAAAGGCGCACCTGAGCCGCTTCCCATCCTTCTCAACACTGGTCGTAACCTAACCTCAAAGAGGCACAGCAATGAGATTGGAAACAGAAGTCAACCCGATCCATATCGGCATCATGCTGACAACCAAGCCGGAAGCTTTAGCAGAGCTACTCACCGCCATTGCTGTTAACGCTCCTTCTGAGCTTGCCGAGCAAGTCAACGAGCATATGCCGGAAGCCCTACGCGACCGCACATCCAACCTGCTTGAGAAACTACTCATCGCAATCTCAACCTGAAACCAATGAGGTGATAAATGTTAGATGGCAAAACCAATCCGTTGAACTTCCCGCCTCGCGGTTTAGGTAGAGTTGATGCCGCCAAATACATTGGCATAAGCGCAAGTCTTTTCGATGAGCTGGTTGCAAAACGTTTGATGCCTGATCCTAAAATGATGAACACCAGAAAAGTCTGGGATATCCGAGAGCTGGACAGAGCTTTCGATGAGCTCCCGCATTCCAACCAATCAGCAACAACAAACAGCAACCTACCAAGCGACTTCGTGTAACCATGAGCACAACAAAGTTCAAAGGCGTTCATACCGAACGAGATCGACACGGAAAAATTCGCAGGTACTTTCGCAAAGACCGACAGTCACGCAGAATCCGCCTTAGAGAAGAGCCCGGAACACAAGCTTTTCTTGATGAGATCGCCCGCGCTCAGCTTGGGTTAACAAAGCCTGCACCGCTGGCAAAAGATAAGCCGAAGAAGACTATTCGAAAGGTAAAAGGAACATTCGGCTGGCTGGCAGAGGAGTATCTCAGTCGAGTAGGCCCCACCTTTGCAAAGTCAACAGTAGACCAAAAACGCCGAGTGCTCACCGCTATTGGCGACGAAACGTGCTTGAGCGCCTCTGCGTCAGCTTTGCGAGATATGGACTATCGCGGACTAACCAAAGCACACGTCACTAAACTGCGCGATCAAAAAGCCGGTACTCCTGAAGCAGCAAACCACCGTGTGAAAGCTCTATCAGCCCTTTTCGAGTGGGCTTGCGGAGAAGCTGAACTTGCCGAAACCAACCCTGTCCATGGGGTCAAGAAGTTCAAGTCAAACACGACCGGCCACCATACTTGGACACAAGATGAGATGGACCAGTTTGCTGCTCACCATAGCCCAGGTTCAAAAGCCCACCTGTGCTTCACAGTTTTACGCTACACTGGCTTGCGCATATCCGACGTTTCTCGGCTTGGACCAAAACATCTCTACACTGATCGCGAAACAGGCTTGCTTCACTTTAAGATTGCAACCAAAAAAAATGAGAACAACACCTCTAAGGTGATTGATATGCCAGTACTCCCACCACTAGCATTGGCTATCAAAGACCTCGATGAACAGGCAACGTTTGTCCAGACACAGTGGGGAAAACAGTACTCCATAAAAAGTCTTGGCAACCGCTTCAGCACTTGGTGCAATCAAGCAAATCTTCCTCATTGTTCAGCTCACGGAATCAGAAAAGCTGATGCCGTTCTAGCTGCAGAACAAGGCGCAACTGCTCATGAACTACTGAGCATGTTCGGCTGGGAAAAACTAAGCACCGCCGAAATCTATACGCGAAAAGCAAATGCAAAAAGACTGAGCCAAACAGGCGCAATAAAGCTAATCAAGAAGTGAGTAACCCAACTCCTACTCAGTAGTTAGAGCTTTTTCCAATGTTTGCACCTCGCTCTGATCTAACGACATTAACTCCCCATATTTGAAGATTAAGTCCCCCAATGCAGAAAGCTCGATTGTGCTCGGGAAATGAACCTGATCTCCTAGGTATCCACCTTGCAAAGTATAATCAAAAAGCCCCAAGGTCTCTAGTTGTTGATATTCTTTTAGCAACGTTGCCAATCTCGGAGTTTTTTTCAAATTACTCCGACTGAGAAAAGCGTGCTTCCCATTTTCAAGGCCCTTTAGCAATTTTATGAGGCACAGCTGTCTGTATGACAATTCTGACACGACGGAGACTAGATGCAGCCCATCTTCTGGTAGCAGTTCATCATCAAACTCGATATTGCTATAAACTTTGGCGAGATGAACGAGCTTCTTTTGCTCCACTTCATTTTGCGCTTTCAGCAAAATGCTTTCAAGCAAGTCAGAAGAGCCTTCGCGAAACTCAAAATCCTCTCGCGGCTTTTCTCCATTCTCAATACGGCAGCTCATATCCTCAATTGCAAGAGACAATACTTCAGCAGACCGCCGCCTCTGTTTGGGGCTTAACACCCTGTCACAGAAATCAGCGGCAATATCCACAACAACTGAAGCAGCTGCAGCACCTCCAAGGAGCAAAACCGGATCTTGCGTCACAATCCCCGGCACTGCTCCCAGGCTACCACTAAGTGCCTTTTTCGAGTTATTGAGAAAGGATCCTGCTTTGTGTTTCTTGGTAGGCATTCCGGTTACGTCTTGGAGGTCTTTCATCACGAGTATCCAGCGCATGAATGATTAGAGAGCTAAACTACGTGGAATGTGAGCATGCAGGATATACTCAGGTCAACCGCCACTCTTGCAAAAAGTGAGGGAACCACATTCGCTAAGTTGTTGTTTTTGCGTCTATAGGTTTTCCCTCACCTAGCACCTAACAATTTGTCTATTCAAATATAAATCGCTCCGGCAGAGGCCTCCATTTTTCTCCCTTTACATTGATAGCAAAAACCTTTTCGCCTTTGGGGCGCAGAAGAATTGCGCCTTGCGATCAGCCATGTCTCGCGTTTCAGAGCACTGGCGGCGCGTCTATTTTTACGTGGCCAACCTCCCGGTGATGGCTCGGTTTTCCTGTCAACTTGCTCCTGAAACTCAGATAACCCGTATAGATCTCTGACTGCCGCCCTTTCACACCCGGCAGTGAGCGCGGGTCCAATCCAGACCATGGAAAGTAGGGCGAACGGCGCAAATCTGCGAACAGGCCGACACGAGCACCTGGGCGCGTTGCAATCCCCCGGCGGTGGAACCCATGTGTATCAGCAATCACCAGTGAGTTTGCCGGCACATCAAAGCAGACGGGTTTACCATATCCCATCCTCAAAATATCTTCCTCACTGGCTCGAAAAGAACCCGCTGCATGCATGCCATCTGGGTGCTGCACCGCATTCAAGCTCTGCTCAAACTCCCAGGCAGTCCGCTCCGGCGTATAACGATGAGACCCCGGCACGTAATGAAAAGGCCCATCAGCGACATCAACATCGCGCAAAAACAACCAAGCCTTCGATGTGGCGTGGAACGTATCCATATGAAAGTCAGTCTGCGGGTCTTTCCTCGTTTTTTCCAAATCCCACAAAACGGCATGCAAAAACACAATGGGATCCGCATTGTAAGACGCCACATAACGCATCGCATTTTGCAAATAAGGGTCGCGAACCGCCCTACTCAAACCCGGTAGGTCTTTCAGCACCGAAGGCGGCAACCCAATAAACCGCGTCACCGTTTTTCCCTGCCGCATTTCACTTGCAGCAAACGCATTCGTGGCAATCTCATCCTGAACTTGCGCAAAAATATCTTTGGAGAGGAAATTCTCTTTCACCACATATCCATTGCGATGAAAAAACGCTTTATCTCCCTCTGGCAGAAAGCGCACCATCTGACGACGGCGCAGCGCAGCCATTTTTTCAGCCCACGCCACACGCTTCAGATAAAACCCACGCTCATTTAACCAGCGACTTCCGATAATCGGATTCTTCTTAAATGACTTTTGACCCATCAAAGCATCAAGAGCCCAGATAGGACTTTTTAAAATTCGCAACACACGAGCCCCCACTCCGCTGACAAAACCGCCAGAACCTGTGCAATAACAAACACACTACGTATTCCTGTGTCCATTTGCCATTTAAACTCATCAAGCAGGCTATTGCAGCACTGATGATTTAAAGGGCAATTTTCGATGAGCGATACACTTGATCAACCGACTAAGCGCTCAACTCCCAAACGCCGCAAAAAAAGGCTTCGCAAAGCCGAGTTTGCCTCCGAAAGCGACATGTGCTCCCATTTCATCAACAAGCTTCCCGAAGAGTGGGTCGCCTACCCGGAGTGGGGCAACTGGGATATTCTACTTGTCAGGAAGAAAGACGGGTTTCAGGTTGGCATCGAGGCCAAGTTGCGTCTCAACGCAAAAGTCATCTCTCAATCTGCCGAAACCGCTTATCACTGCGACAAACCCGGGCCTGATTGCCGAGCAATCCTGATTCCAAAAGGCTCCAATCTCGATTTTCAACCGGTTTGCAACATACTGTCTCTGCAGATCATTGAGATTGAAAGCGAAACCTCTAAAAGCCCAAGTACCGTCAGTTGGTATCGGCCCAAACTCCCCAATCCAGATCGCGCATCCCCGGCAGGAAACTTCAAAGAGTTCTATCCCACCGAGCGACTGGAACTCCCTGAAATCATTCCTATTGTTGCAGCTGGCAAGCCCTCTCCCATCAAGCTGACACCGTGGAAAATCAAAGCCATCAAGCTTGATATTCTGCTGCAAAAGCATGGCGTGGTTACGCGCAAACTATTCAAAGCCCTCAACCTCAGCACGACACTCTTCCTTCATTCCGGCAATGGCTGGATGCTGAAGGGATCAGAACGGGGTGCATGGACACGCGGCCCCAGTTTCCCCGATTTCAGAATAGGGTGCGAAGAGAACTACAACGAGCTGGAAAAGCGTTACAAAACATGGGTTAAGACCTTGCCGATGGAAGGCATCCTCGCACCGGAAACCGAAAAAGAACCCGCTTCATGAGCGAACAAACAGTTCTTTGTTGTTGCATGCAGAACAACTCCCCCGAAACAACAGAGTTTCACTTGACCTAAATAGCTGCTAGATTACCCTTAGGTAAACCAAGCATCTGGGAGGGAGCGATGGTTTTCAAAACGCAGGATGAGACGGGCACATTCAAAACATTCAGGGACGCAAAGCGATATTACTGGCTAATTGCTTATGCCAGCAGCAGCGTCACACTCATCACAGTCGCGCTTTATGCCTACACGCACGTCACAGCAACTCTGTTCATTCCCCTCGTTTACTTCTTCATCGTCATTCCCGGCCTGGACGCTCTGATTGGCGAAGACCCGTATAATCCGCCTGATGATGTGTTGATCCAGATGGCGGAAGACCCCTATTACAGTCGGCTTGTGCGCTGGCTCGTACCATATGCCTGGATCAATCTTTTTGCCGGTGTCTGGCTTGTCGGCACCTACGACCTGCCTCTCTGGCTGATTGCTTTGTTTGCTTTTGGCAAAGGTCTGTTCGGCTCTGGCACCATCATGCTTGCCCATGAACTCGGCCACAAAACCAACAAGACAGATCAATTGCTGGCCAAGTTTGCCCTCGCAGTTGTCGGCTACGGTCATTTTTGCATTGAGCACAATCGCGGCCACCACGTGTATGTGGCAACGCCGGAAGATCCCGCCAGCTCCCGCATGGGAGAAAGCATCTACGCCTTCGCTTGGCGCGAGATGCCCGGCGCGTTCGTCAGAGGCTGGCAAAACGAAAAGGAACGCCTGCACAAGAAAGGCCTCAGCACCTTCTCAGCGAAAAACGATATCTTGCAAGGCTACGCCATCACCTTGATTGTCTTTGGCATTTGCACCGCCCTGTTTGGCTGGAAGGTTCTGTTGTTACTGGCGATTCAAAGCGTGGTTGCTTGGTATGGCCTGACGCAGGCAAACTATGTGGAACACTATGGCCTTCTGCGCCAGAAGGACAAGAATGGCAAATACGAGCGCTGCCAGCCACGCCACTCATGGAACACAAACCACATCTTCTCAAACCTGAGCACGTTCCACCTGCAGCGCCATTCAGACCATCACGCCAATCCTCTGCGCCCTTATCAAACCCTGCGAAACTTCCCTGACTTACCCTGCCTTCCGAGCGGATATCCCGGTTGTTTTGCTCTGGCGGCTATCCCCTCACTGTGGTTCAAAACAATGGACCCAAAAGTTCTGGAATGGGCTGGCGGAGACATCAACAAGGTCAATCGTGTTGATGGGTATGAGCCTGTTGCATTCTCTGCGCCGAACATCTGTTGA